GTATATTTAGCAGAATTATGAGTAATACAACGCTAATCAAAATGGACGGTCAAGATTACAGAACAAGGGGGCTTAAATTTTGATTACATTACAAGAAATAAAACAAAATCTTGAGTGTTCTGATGTGTATGCTCAGAAACTCATAGACAACGCACAGGGCGACGAAAAGAAGTTAGAAGATATTTACTATAGAAAACTTGCAGAACGTCGTATACGCCCTGCTATTGTCGAATATTAGGAGGTATGACATGGCTTTAAGAGATAAGTTTTATCTGTTCGATAGCAAAGGTAACAAAATGATCTCAGTTATTCCTAATAATAAAACTGGTTTGTACAGAGTGAGCGGTATTATCAAAACGTATTACGAAGGTAAGCGTTGGTATTTAACAAACGAAGAATTAGAAACGTTTATCGGTAACGAAAATTTAACTAAAGGTCATCAGACGAACCTATTTGAATATTTGTAGAGGTGGCACATGAGTAAATACAACGCGAAGAAAGTTGAATACAAAGGTATTACATTTGATAGCAAAGTAGAGTGTGAATATTACCAACATTTAGAAAGTAAGATGAATGGCGTTAACTATGATCGTATCGAAATACAGCCAAGATACGAGCTTGTACCTAAGTTTGGTAAGCAACGTAAGGCAGAATATATTGCAGATTTTGCATTATATCTCAATGATGAGTTGGTCGAAGTGATAGATGTTAAAGGTAGACCTACTGAAACGGCAAAACTTAAAGCTAAGATGTTCAGATACTTATACAGAGATGTAAAACTCACATGGATATGTAAAGCGCCCAAATACACTGGGCTTGATTGGATTGAATACGACGAATTAGTGAAAGTGAGACGTCAACGCAAGAAAGAGAAAGGTTGATGAGATGGAACATCAAGTAAGAATTAATTTTAAAATCACAGGACATGTAAACACGTTCATACCAGTAGGTAAACATGAAACGTTAGAAGATAGATTGCAAGACAAAATTAACGAGTTAAGAGAGTGTCCAAACGATATTTTAGAACTAGATATAACAATAGATGAGTCAGAGGTGGAGTAAATGGTCAAGTTAAGAAAAAGAATGAAAGATGAGTACGGCAACTTGTATTTCTTGATGAGAATTATGTATCAAAATGTTGAGGTGCCAGCAGAAATATATGAGTTAGCTAATAAAAATGGATTAAGTAATTATGATTTGAGACGAAGAATTATAGAAAACGGTTTTGCAGTAACACAGTATGTTGCTAGACCATTAGCAGACAAAACAGTTAAACCACTGATTGAAGAAGATAATGAGCGTGAACAACGTATCGCTACAAGAGAAGAACAAGAGTTACGTAGAAAGAAACCACACTTGTTCAACGTTAAGCAGAAACATACACGTAGTAAGTATTTGCAAGGTTTAATGGACAATAACGCAATAGCTAAATTAAAAACCGACTCATACGGCAGAGTACAATGGGGATAGGCGAATGGAATTACATGAATTAAATCCAGGCGATGACATTTGGTTTAAATATCCAAACGCGACCAACTCATTCCCTGCAGTGGTGGAAGAACTCCATTACAACTTTAAAGGCAAACCATACCTAAAAGTACGAGTAGGTAGTGAATTAGTAGTGATAGACGATAAATACGACATAGTAAAGGTGTAGATGACAATGACAATTATTAGTAATCAGAAAGTGGATATGGTTAAACAACCACCACATTATCAATTTGGAATATTTACGGCAAACGTAATTATTGAAGCAGTCGGCAAAACTTATAAATCTGCGTCAGTATTCTATCACGTAGGTAACGCCTTGAAATATTTAATGCGTGCCCCAAGAAAGAATGGACTGCAAGATTTAGAGAAAGCAAAGGAAAGCGTTGATATGGCAATCAAAGTGTGGGACGAAAAGTAATGCATCAACATATGAAAACAATAGGGAGTGTATGAGATGAATATCAAAAACCAACTATACACATTTAAAGCAACATGTACCAATGTTGTTGACGGGGACACGATAGATTTAGATATAGATTTAGGATTTGAAACTTTTGCTAAAAGGCGTGTCAGGTTACTCAATGTTGATACGCCAGAGAGAGGACAAGAAAATTATAGTAAAGCTACTAACTTTACTAAGCAATGTGTAGAGAATAAGAAGATATATGTTCAGACGTATAAAGATGACGCTTTCGGCAGATATTTAGCCAATGTCTTTTATGATACAGGTAATGAGATACGTTCGTTGAATGATGATCTGCACATTAACCAATTAATCAAACCTAATTCGAAATGGAATGAAAGCAATGAAAAATAAAAAAGCATTCCTCAATCAGTACTTCGGTACGAAACGTTACTTGTACCAAGATGATGTGAAAGTAGCACACATGCATACTGTGAACGGTGTGTATTACTTACACGGTCATCACAACACAAAGTGGTCAGGTATTAAGTTGACGTTTAACAGTGAGCAAGAGTTTATGAATTACATTCAGCAATACGAGTTGAGTTTGGAAGAAGAAAAGCAACTAACATTATTTTAGGAGGTTGAGTAAATGACATCACTTATTTCAAGGCCTATATTCCCGTGGGAATCAGAAAAACTTTGTATAGGCCATAGAACAAGAATAGTTAGTAAGGAAGAATTATTGATCACTAATTTATTCAAGCAAAGTAATTCGTACAAACAACAACGTGACGAACTCATCAAAGATATAGCTAAGTTGCGTGAGCGTAATGTAGCGTTGGAAAGAAAATTAAACGAATATAAGGAGAATGAAAAAATGACTAATCAATTAGATCAATTAGTAAATGCAGTAGAACAATGGAGTGTCGATAAAGGGTTGCATAATGGCAATAGCTTTACGCAATTTGCTAAATCGAGCGAGGAAATGGGTGAGGTTGCTGCTGCACTATGCAGAGACAACACAGACGCTCTCAGAGACGGTATAGGAGACGTTGTTGTTACTTTAGTGATATTGGCCCAACAAAATAATATGACGTTACAGGAGTGTTTAGAACAAGCTTATGGAGAGATTAAAGACAGAACAGGAGTCATGTCAAAAGACGGGAGTTTCATCAAATCAGAAGACATCGAATAATTTAGACATTGTAGAGAGAATAAAACAAATATTATACGAGGAGGGCAAATAATGATTAAACACATTTCAAAACTAATATTCACGTTAGCCATGTATGAGTTAGGTAAGTACGTGACAGAACAATTAATTATTTGGTGGCAGAGTGATGATGAGTTAGATGCGCCGTTAGATTTTACTGATGCAGATCATGCACATCTTAATCGATTGATGAGAGAGGTGAGTGAATGATGGAACAGTTTCAGTTAATTGTAATTGCTACTTTGTCTATATTGTGGGCGATATCAACATATAAATGGGTAAGGGCAGAGAAGAAAGTTAAAGAGTTAGTTAGCAAAAACACAGAATTGAAAGACGACAGGAAACACCTACAAAGAAAGTTAGTTGAAATGGAAGATAAAGATAATAAATGTAACATAGAAAAATACGTGGTCGAGTTAAATGACGAAGTATATTTAGTAAAAAAATATATAAACGATTATAGAAATACATGCATTATCACTGACAACATATTTGATGCTTTATCTTACGACGATTTAGATTTAGCAAAAGAAGATGCGCGTATTTTTAACGGACGTGTACTAGAACACAAACCTAATTTAGAGGTAGTAAAATGACAGGTTGGATAGTATTGGTACCAATTGCTTATCTCGTTTGGATAATAGTTAAAAGCAAAATGGAGGGATGAATTGTGACATTAAGACGCTCTACACAGATTTATTTAGAAAGCGAATTAAGCAATTACAAGTATATTGATAAAGATATTGCGCGTGTACGTGAGGAAGTGCTTAATCCGTGGCAACCGACTGATACAAATATCGGTGGAGAGCACGTACACAGTAATATAAGCGTTACGGAGATAAAAGCGACAAGAGTAGTAAATGATAGACGTTTATCACAATTAGCAAGAATGAAATCAGCAATTGAAGTAGTATATCATTCTAGTACACCGGAAGTTCAAAAGTTGATGGAACTATATTACTTCAAGAAACCTAGAACATTAAATCTTACAGGTGTTGCGCAGGAGATATGCGTTAGTAAGTCGACTGTGTATGATTTAAGAAAAGATTTATTAACTCGTTTAGCTGATGAATTAGGTATTATTCATTAATTTTGGAAAAGTTCTGGAAAAATAACATCAACTTAACCTATATAATGATATTGTGGCTACGGAAATAGTCATAACATACTCCTTTCTATATAGTTACGTGGGAAAGTCTTCCTAAACTTTTCAAATATTGAGGCCTATCCGAGAGAATACTTGGGTAGGTTTTTTGTATTTTAAATTTTAATAAGCAATTAGCGTGAAAGTGGTGGTATATGAGATGAATAAATTGAATAAACGGCAGAGAACATTTGCAGAGGCGTACGCTATACCTGGAACAGACTGTTACGGCAATGCGACTAGGTCAGCTATAAAAGCAGGTTATAAAGAAAGTAGAGCAGAAGTCACAGGGAGCGAGTTAGTAAGAAACAGTAAGATACAAGAGTACATCAAGGGGGTAGAGGAAAAACTATTTGATGAACAAATCATGACCGGTAAAGAAGTGTTGTATCGTTTAACCAGAACAGCAAGAGCAGAAACGGTTGAGATTGAACCGATCGTTACTAAAAAGGGTACCTATAAAATTAATCCTAGCACCGAAAAACATAATTTAGTTTATGACGAAAGCATTGAGTTGGTTAAGAAACCACCTAAGATTAGCGATCAAAACAGAGCGTTAGAGCTATTAGGTAAACATCATAAGTTATGGACTGAGAGACAAGAAGTTGAGCTAACTACACCTATATTCGTAGACGATGTGCCAGAAGATGACTAACAGAAAGCTCGTCAGTCCATCAAAAGTAATTGGTGGCGGGTACAACAGATTTTGGCACAACAAAGACATGTACAGGGTAGTTAAAGGCTCAAGAGGTAGCAAAAAGAGTAAGACGACAGCACTTAACTTCATTTACCGGTTAATGCAATACGAATGGGCTAATTTGCTCGTTGTAAGACGTTTTAGTAATACTAACAAGCAATCAACATACACGGATTTAAAGTGGGCAGCGAATCAATTACATGTTGCTCACTTATTTAAATTCAACGAAAGCATGCCAGAAATAACTTATAAACCAACCGGCCAGAAGATACTGTTTAGAGGTTTAGACGATCCATTAAAGATAACTTCTATCACAGTAGATAAAGGCATACTATGTTGGGCATGGTTTGAAGAATGTTACCAGATTGAAACGTTTGATAAGTTTAGTACCGTAACCGAATCAATTCGAGGTAGTATCGACGCACCAGATTTTTTCAAACAGATAACAGTGACATTCAACCCGTGGTCAGAACGTCATTGGCTCAAACGTACTTTCTTCGATGAAGATACTAAACTAAAAAACACGTTTTCGAACACAACAACATTCAGAGTTAATGAGTGGTTAGACCAAGCCGATATTGACCGTTATGAAGATTTATATCGTACTAATCCACGACGCGCAAGAATCGTCTGTGATGGCGATTGGGGTGTTGCTGAAGGCCTTGTTTACAATAACTTTGAGGTTGTTGAGTTTGATTGGTTTGCCAAGTATAAAGAAACACAATTGAAAGTACATGCTATCGACTTTGGTTTCACAAACGACCCTACTGCATTAGTTAGTGTGGTCGTCGATTTAGATAATAAAGAATTATATATATACGATGAACATTATGAGAAAGCAATGGTCACCGATGAGATATACAAAATGATTGTCGATAAAGGTTTGAAAGACGCAGAGATAAAAGCAGATAGAGAATTGCGATTGATTACAGAGTTACGCAATAAAGGTATTAGCAAAATAAAAGCAGCGTTTAAGCCAGGCGGTTCGATTATGGCAGGTGTTCAATATGTGCAAGGCTTTAAGATATACGTCCACCCATCATGTGAACATACTATCGAAGAGCTGAACACATACACGTTCGACCAAGACAACGAAGGTAACTGGTTAAACAAACCGATAGATAAGAACAATCACGCACTAGACGCATTGCGTTACAGTCTTGAAGATTTAATATTCAAACGTACCGAAAAAGAAGATGTGAACGATTTACGTCGCATGAAAGGAATGTTAAGAGGTTAATGGATAATAGATATAAAGAATTAGTTAATAAAGCTAGGTTCTCGAGAAATGCTAACGATGACTTTTTAGTCGAAGATATTGACGAGTTGCTACAAGAAGAAACACTAAGGGACTTCGTTAATAAGCACAAACAAGACCAAGTACCAAGATTAGAAACGTTGGAAGATTATTACCTAGCACGTAACACTGGTATATTGAGCGGTAAGCGTAGACTAGATGATACTAAGTCAGACCATCGTGTTGTTCATAATTTTGCGAAGTATGTGTCACGTTTCATTGTTGGTTATCTGACAGGTAATCCAATCACAATTACGCACAAAGACGAAAATACTAACGCGAAGTTAATCGAACTAAACGACCATAATGACGCAGACGCAGTTAACAGTGATTTAGCGTTGAACTTATCAATTTACGGTAGAGCATATGAAATCGTTTATCGTGATTTCGAAGATAAAGACACGTTTAAGTTATTAGACCCAAAGAATACATTTGTCGTTTACGATATGACTTTAGATAAAAAAGTTGTAGCAGGTGTACGCTATTACGAGAAAGAAAACGCGCAAAAGATACCCATTCAACACATCGAAGTATATACAAGCACTGATATTCATTACATTCAGATTAATAACGGTAAGTTTCAAACATTCGAATCTGTACCGCATTACTACAATGATGTACCAGTGATTGAATATCTTAACGACCAATTCAAACAAGGCGATTTTGAAAACGTGTTGAGTAAGATTGACGCATACGATAGCGCTCAGTCTGATACAGCTAACTATATGTCAGATTTAAATGACGCAATGTTAGCAATCATCGGTAACATGGAATTAGAGGGCGATGATGCTAAAGCATTTCAAGACGCAAACATGGTACATATCAGACCGTCGATGAATGCAAATGGTAACGAAGGTAAAGCAGATGTTAAATATATCTATAAACAATACGATGTAGCGGGGACTGAGGCATATAAAAGTCGTTTGCAGAAAGATATACACAAAGAAACGAACACACCAGACTTAAATGATGAAAACTTTAGTGGCGTTCAATCCGGTCAAGCTATGCAATACAAATTGTTTGGGCTTGAGCAGTTAAGAGCGGTTAAAGAACGCTTATTTAAAAAAGGTCTGATGAAACGTTACAAATTGTTATTTAACAACATCAACATCGAGAACTTAACGCAATTATCTTACAAAGAAATTGAGATACAGTTTTCTCCTAACTTACCGAAATCGATGATGGAATCAATTGAGGCGTTCAATGCGGTTCATGGTCAGATTTCTGAATCGACTAGCTTATCGTTACTCGACTTCATCGATGATCCTAACGAAGAACTTGAGAAGATGAAGAAGGAGCGCGAGAAAGAAGAAGAACAATCTGACGCATTAGCTTATCCAGAAACAGAGGTTCAACCATCAAACGAAAAAGTAGATGATGAAGATGACAGAGGCTAAAAAATATTGGATTGAACGCGCACAGAACACAATTGATAGCGAAGTAGTACAAGACGCTAAAGTGGTCGCAGAAATAGAGCGTATTATTGCATTAATGTATGCAGAGATAGCAAAAGAACTGTTAGCATTTTACGCTAAATATGCGACGTCTGAGGGCATTTCTATTTCAGAGGCTAAAAAGGTTATCGACGAGTTTGATGTTGTCTCATTCAAAGGAAAAGCTAAAGAGTATGTAGAAACAAAAGACTTTAGCGAGAAAGCTAACAAAGAACTAAAAAAGTACAATACTAAGATGTATGTTTCACGTGAGCGAATGTTAAAACAAACACTCGACTTAACCGTAAAAAAACACGGTTATCGAGTAGAAAAAGAAATCGAAAAAGGTTTAGTTAATGCGATTGAACGTGAAACGAAACGACAATCCGGTATTTTAGGCGATGTGAGTATTAAAGACCGTCACATTAAAGCAATCGTTAACAGTAACTTTAAAGGCGCAACATGGTCAAAACGGTTGTGGCGTGATATGGATAAAGTACGTAAAGAGGTCGAACGTATAACTACTAACGTGGTTGCACGTGGTCGCCACCCAAACGAATACGTTGCTGAGTTTAAGAAGAAGATGGGCGTTAGCACATATGAGGCTAAACGTTTACTTATTACTGAATCAGCACGTGTTCAAACCGAGGCACAAAAGATATCGTATCTCGAAATGTTGGGAGAAGATGGCGAATACACTTACGTTGCTAAGCTAGATAACAAGACCAGTGATACGTGCAGAGGTATGGACGGTAAAACGTTCAAAGTGAAAGACATGACACCAGGTGTGAACGCATCACCCATGCACGCACATTGCAGAAGTACAACAATGCCTAAGATTACGAATTGGCGTGATAAATTCTACGCTAAAAACAAAGGTAAATATTCCGGTAAAAAGTGAGGTGTTAAACATGAGCGTTCAAGAAAGACTTGATAATGTTATCGATGAATACTTACAAACATTCGCACAAGATCCTAACGACATTCTTAAAGACAACATGACCGATTTAGAAAAGGTTGAGTTATTGGAGAAAGCAATACAGGAGGGCGACCCTAATGTCAAATTATGATAAGCAAGCTGTTACTGCATTAAATGGTATTTGGGAAGAATTAAGAAAGCTAAACGAAAGTAAGCCGACACCTAAGCCAAAGCGACAAGAAGAAAAAGAGAATAAGAAATCGTTTGAACCTAAAAACTTTATTTAGGTTCTTTTTTTATGTCCGAACCATGCTCATGACGTTAAAAGGCGCAAGTGTATATAGTCCAAACCATGCAACGACTTAAAACTTATCAAGAGTAAACAAATGAGGTGTAATCAAATGGATATCCAAGATAAATTAAAACTTAAATTACAATTCTTTGCCGATGAATCTAATGAGGTTGATGAAAATAACGATGAAACAACCGGAGAAGGAGAACGCAAAGAAAAAGACGAAAAGACTTATTCAGAAGAAGAATTTAACCAACGCTTAAACGATGAGTTAAAACGTCGAATGAAACAAAAGGAACAAGAAAAGCAAGACGCCATTGAAGAGGCTAAAAAGCTAGCAAAGATGAATAAAGATCAACAAGAACAATATGAGCTTGAAAAAGTGCGTAAAGAAAATGATGAATTACGCAATAAACAAGCACGTTATGAAATGCGTGATATTGCTCGAAAAATGTTGAATGAACGTGACATTAAAGCAAATGATGAAATTTTAGACTTTGTGGTTTCTACCGACGCAGATGAAACACAAGAGAAGATTGAATCGTTCTCTAAAATCTTAAACGATATGGTACAAGCCAAAGTTAAAGAATCGTTACGTCAAGGTTCTCCGAAAAATGTTTCATCTAGCGGTATGTCAAAACAAGATATTTTAAACATTAAAGACGATATGCAAAGACAGCAAGCTATTGCTCGAAATCGTCACTTATTTAACTAAAACGGAGGTTATTAATTATGGCAGAAAACAATTTAATTGACGTTCAAGCGTTAGGCGAGGCTAAGTCAATCGATTTCGCTAACAAAATGGGCGAAAACTTAAACAAATTATTCGAGGCTTTAAACATTACAAACAAAATTCCTATGAACGTAGGTACTGCATTAAAACAATATCGTTTTAAAGTAGATCCAACAGGTAATAACGACGGAATCGTAGCAGAAGGCGACGAAATTCCATTGACTAAAGTTGAACGTGAACAAGTCGACATCACTGAATTGAAATTCAAGAAATTCAGAAAGTCTACATCAGCTGAGGCAGTACAAGCACATGGTTACGATTTAGCAGTTAACCAAACTGACAACGAGTTATTACGTTATGTGCAAAAACGTTTCAGAACAGACTTCTTTGATATGTTACGTGCAGCTTTAAACAACAAACAACGTACGAACAAAGCTAAATTGGAAGGTAAGAACTTACAAGGCGCATTAGCAAAAGGACGTGCTAACTTATCTGTATTATTAGACACAGAAGTAACACCAATCGCTTTGGTTAACCCTAACGATGTTGCAGGTCACATTGCTGATGGATTAATCAACTCAAACGGTTCTTTCTTCGGTTTAAACTTATTAACTACTTACGTTGGCGTACGTGTAATCGAATTTTCTGACGTACCAGAGGGCGAAGTTTGGTTAACGGTTGCCGAAAACTTAAACGTTGCTTATGCGAACCCAAGAGGCGAATTATCTCGTGCGTTCCCATTCGCAACAGATCAAACAGGTTTCGTTGGTGTGTTACATGACATCATCTCTAACCGTTTAACTACTGAGACAATCATGGCGCATGCAATTTCTATGTTCCCAGAAAACATTGACGCAGTAGTTAAAGTTGACATCAAACCAGAAAAGGCACAAGCTGCGACACCGGCTCAATAAGTTAAAGAAGGTGCTAGCGCATGGATTATTTAAAGAAAGTTAAAACTCGAATTGGATTAACTGATGATTTACAAGATGAGCAGTTAAAAACGATAATTGAAAATGTTGAGGCTGAACTATTATCACGCATACCAAAGCAACCAGATGATGTTATACCGTCTGAACTAGACTTCATTGTGATTGAAGTATCTAGCAAACGTTATAATCGCATAGGTGCAGAGGGTATGACATCAGAAAGTGTAGATGGTCGTTCAAACAGTTTCGAGGCAAACGATTTTGACGCTTATGATAAAATCATCGACGCCCTTTTTCCAGTTGATACACTTGAGCGTAAAGGTGGTATCAGATTCTATTGAGATACAACAAACGTGTTCAATTTGCCGTCGAAACTAAAGGGGCGTACAATCCGAAAGCGAGTAAAACCGAAAAAGTTGAACGGGTATATGACCCGATACCATGTAACATTAGTCCATTGTCTGCAGAGAAAACTGTTGTTGAGTTTGGCGACATCAAGAAAGATATCAATATCATTCGTTTAAACGGTCATTTTGAGGCGAAAGTGACTCATGCCTATATTAATGGCGTTAAGTATTTAATCGTTAAGAAAATCAACTATGAGCACGATACAGTGTTTTATGTTGAGGAGGTTAACTAATGCGCATTGATGGTATAGATGAGTTACTAGGCGCATTGCATACGGCACACGATGACATTGACGATGACGCTGATGAGATTTTACATGAAAATGCAAATGACTTTGTAGATGACACTGTTTTAAGTGCAAGAAAAAACTTTGTTAAAGGTTACTGGACTGGTAACCTAGCACGACAAATTGAAAGTGCGAAAAACGGTCATTTAGAATATGAGGTTACTTCTCAAGCAGGGTATAGTGGTTTTGTTGAATATGGTACGAGATATATGGAACCAGAAACGTTTATGAAACCAGTATATGAGAAATTTATAACTCAAATAAACGAAGATTTTGAACGCCTTCTAAACGGTTAGGAGGTGTTTTTTATGCAATCAGCTAAGCTACAGTTATTTAACTATTTATATGAACGATTTCAGTCATTGGAAGTACCGGTAATTGAAACAAAAGAATTGAACCAAGAATTAACATATCCATTCATCGCGATTCAAACAGTAAATGACCATATCTCACGCTTAACTTTCGACAGTTTCAGTGGTTACCCCAGTGCCACCGTGCACATATGGTCATTAAGTGATAATAAAGGCGCGAATGATGAGTTATATATGCAGGTTCAAAATATATTATTGAATGATATTTCATTAGATGGTTACACGTTAACGCAACCTAACCTAACAGTTAATGAAATGACTGTTATAGAAACAAACCAAGAATTATTACACACAGTTATAAACATTGAATATAACGCACACTAGCAACTCGTTTAGTCGAGTTGCTTTTTTTATTACTATAAATTGGAGGTATTAACCTATGGCAATTAAACAGGGTACTGATGAATTAATTTTACTTCGTCCGGTTGGCGCTAAAGAGGACGCTGACAAAGTAATGTGGATTACAGAAATGGAACGTGAAACAGAAAAAGACCGTGACACAGAGGCAACTATGGACGGTTCTGTTAATAGCGGTGGTTCTTTAGAAAGTACAGTTACATGGACTTGCTACATGAATCATGATGACACGTTAGCAGATGAAGTTGAGGACGCTACTGAGGAGGATAGACCTTATGAAGTTTGGGTAATCAACAAACGCGTTCAAAAGAACGGTAAATATAAAGCTGAATATAGACAAGGTTATTTCAATTCGATCACTCGTTCTAACGAGGCTGATGGTATTGCAGAGTTTGAAGTTGAATACGGCGTTTACATGAAGAAAATTCGTGGTTGGGCTACATTACCGGACGTTATCGAGCAAAACAAAGCTCAATACGGTTTCCACGATACAGTTGCAAGTGATCCGGCAAATGACGGACTTGCCGAAAGTATTCCGCAACCAAACGAACCATCAACAGCTACTAAACCAACATCAGACAAATAATTATGAGGGCTTAACGCCCTCCTTTTTTATTAAATAAACAAATTAAAGTGAGGTTATTACATTATGCATATTAATTTTAACGGTCAAGAATTAGAGTTATCTTTCGGATTAAGATTTGTGAATGAAATAGATAGAGAGTTAGGATTCGACGTTGACCAAATGGCAGTCGGTCAAGGTTTAAATTTACTTATTCCTAACTTAAAAACAAACAACATTGCAGCATTATCAAAAATTGTTAAAGCGGCAGTATCACATCATAAAAAAGCACCTAAAACCGATGAAGATTTAGAAGAAGTGTTAAAAGATATTATCGAGAATAAAGGGCTAGAAGAATTTTGTGAAGAAACTATCGAGGAACTGGGAAAGAATGTGTTAACCCAAAACCTAGTGCCAGACGAGTACAAGAAGAACAAGAAGAAGAAATAAACGATGATGATGTAATAACGTATGATCGTCTAATTGTTCTATGTATGAGTAAGTTGAAAATATATAACTTAAAAGACATAGAAATGATGACGTTACGCGAATTTAATTATCGAATGTGGGCGCTTGAATATGAACAACTTGATAAAGATATGGAAATGTATAAGCTAGCTTTTGCTATTCGTGACGCACAACAAGAACAAAAGGTAAAAGGTGGCAAAAAAGGCGAAATGGAATACAAATTCAGTAACGCCGATGAAATTATTGACTATCAAGCGAATGTTAAACGTCTTAATAAAGGCGAGCCGCTCAAATTCGGTAGTGAATCGAAGTTTGAAGATAACAAACCAAACAAAGATTTATTACAAATGATCGCTAACTTTAATAAAAAATAGATTGGAGGTGTGTAGAACGTGGCAGATTATCAAATTAGTACGACTTTGAAGGCTGATACAGATAAGTTTAAGCGTGAGTTTAGAAAAGCTATCGGCGATACAGAACACTTTAAAGCAGTTGCTGAGAGTATCAAAGATATTAAACTAGACGCAGATACGACTGGTGTCACAAAAGGCGTCAATGAGGCTAAAAAAGCAATTGAAGAATTCGAAATGTCAGAGGCAAACGCTAAATTAGATATTGACTCTAGTCACTTACGTGAACAAGTTAACCAAGCTAAAGCGATTATCAAGTCATTTGATAATGTTGAGGCAGACGCTAATTTAAAAGCAGATATTACGCAAGCCGTTACAAATATCGCAGAGTTAGAGCGTTATATTGAACGAATTGATAACGATAGTCCAGACGTAGAAGTTAAAGCCGACGTTTCTAAAGCGAACGCACAAATCAGATTGTTACAAGCAAATCTTAAAACAATCACAAGTCATCACTATAGCGCGAATTTAGACGCAGACGCTACTAGAGCGAGAGAACAAATCGCTATAGTTAAAAAGTCGTTAAATGACTTTGCTCGACAACGTGCAAAAGCCAAACTTGAAGTAGATCAAAGAGCTGCAGTCGCTCAAATTCGTATCTTTAAAGCGATGTTACGTTCAATACCTAACGTTGTACGCACACGGCTTGTTGTTGATGAGAAGAAAGCCGTTGGAGGCTTAAAAGCATTTCATCAAGGTTTAGAAAATGCTAATAATGTATTAGATACTGTGGCGAATGACATTCGTACATTCGGTACTGTATTCAGTAACATGATAAAAGGTGTTATGTTATCTAACATCTCATTACTTGTTCCGGCAATTGCGAGTATCGTTCCAGCTTTAATGGCAGTGTTAAATGCAGCAGGTGTTGTTGCTGGTGGTGCAGTTGGCATTGCAGGAGCATTTGCAGCAGCAGGTGCAGGCGTGGTCGGCTTTGGTGCTATGGCAATATCAGCATTGAAAATGGTTGAAGATGGAACATTGCAAGCTACCAGTGAAGTTAAAAACTATCAATCTGCTTTAGAGGGGCTCAAATCAACGTGGACGAGCTTAATTAAGCAAAACCAAGCCGAAATATTCAATACATTAGCGAACGGCGTGAACATTGCTAAAACTGCTTTACAAGGTTTAACACCATTTTTATCTGGTGTGGCTAAAGGTATGGAACAAGCTAGTGCTAAAATGCTTGATTGGGTCAAAAACTCACAAGTAGCACAAAAGTTCTTTCAAATGATGGGAACAACTGGCGTTAATATTTTTAATAATATGTTAAATGCAACCGGACAATTTGGAAGTGGCTTGATTAGTGTATTAACTCAAATAGCGCCATTAGCAGAATGGGTATCTCAAGGCTTTGTGAAAATGGGTGCCGCGTTCAACAAATGGGCGCAAAGTGTAGAAGGACAAAATGCAATTAAAGGCTTTATTGAATATACAAAACAAAACTTACCGTTAATCGGTCAGATCTTCGGTAACACATTCAAAGGTATATTCAACTTAATGAAAGCATTCGCACCTAACACGCATATTATCTTACAATCTCTAGCACAAATGTCTGCTAAGTTTGCAGAGTGGAGTGCGACGGTAGCAGAAAGTGATGGTTTTAAACAGTTCATTCAATACATACAAGAGAATGGACCTAAGCTTGTCACTTTAATTGGTAATATTATAAGAATACTAATCGCGGTAGGTACTGCAATGGCACCATTAGCCTCTGCGGTATTAAACGTTGCAGTAGCGATTACAGACTTTATTGCTAAATTAACCGAGGCACACCCAGCAATTGGTGCAATTTTAGGTGTACTTGCTACGTTAGCAGGTATATTTATGACAATTGGGCCGCCTATCTTATCAGCTATTGGGTTTATTTCTAAATTTGCTATGGCTATAACAGGGGCAGAAAGTGCAATCGCAGCGTTTTCTGCTATAGGCGGTGCTTTAATGACCGCTTTAGAAGGTTTAGGAGCTGCATTTTCATTGTTGTTAAGCCCTATAGGTTTAATAGTTGCAGCAGTTGCAGCAGTGATTGCTATATTCGTCGCTTTATGGAATTCATCAGAAGTAGTTAGAGACGCGGTTTCAAGTGCGTGGAATGCTATAGCTAGTGCTGTAGGTTCTGCGATTCAAGCGGTCATCAGCTTTTTAGGTGAATTGCTTGCACGTGTACAAGAGGTAATGGGGCCATTAGTTCCGATTTTCCAAAATACGTGGAATCAGATCGTTGCAGTAGTTGAAACTGCGATACAAGTTTTAGGACCTATCATCGCACAAACTTTTAATACTATTGTTACTATCGTCAAAGTCGCGTGGGAAGTCATCAAAGCAGTAATAAAAGTGGCGCTTGAAGTTATCATAAGTACAGTAACTGCATTACTTCAATTACTTTCGGGTGATTGGCAAGGTGCATGGGAAACAATCTCTAATGCAGGTGCTCAAATATGGCAAACTATTGTAGATATGGCCAAAAATATTTGGCAAATTTTAGGTGACTGGTTATCCAACTTATGGAATACGATTGTTACTCAATTCCAAACTGTTTTAGGTCCATTAATCGGTATTGCTATGACTATTTGGCAAGGTATTGTCAATGTAGTTATGACAGTAGTTACTACATTAGGTTCTTTTTTATCTACATTATGGCAAGGCATCGTAACTGTAGCATCTACAATATGGTCAACATTAGTAACGATCGCAATGACAATATGGACAACTTTAGTTACAACAATCACTACAGTAGTCACGACATTAGGTACTATATTATCAACGATTTGGACAACGATAGTTACGGTAGCTTCAACGATTTGGACAACATTGGTGACTATAGCAATGACCATATGGACGATGTTAGTCACTACAATAACGACCATCGTTACTACTCTAGGGACTATTTTATCGACAATTTGGACTACTATAGTCACAGTAGCATCTACGATATGGACTACGCTTGTTACGATAGCTCAAACAATTTGGACAATGTTAATCACTGTTATTTCTACTGTAGTTCAAACAATTGTTTCGTTCGTTACAGCAGGTTGGACAATGTTAAGTACAGTTACGTCAACAATTATGAGTACAATCTCATCAATCATTTCATCTATTTGGAATGCGATTGTTAGTATCGTAAGTTCTGTGGTGTCTGCCGTAGTTTCATTTGTATCTGCAGGTTGGTCATCATTAATGAGTGTAACTAGTTCGATCATGTCATCTATTTCAAGTTTGATTTCAAGTGTTTGGAATGCTATTTCTAGCTTTATTTCTAGTGTGGTTTCTCGCGTAGTAAGTTTTGTTCGAAATGGTTGGAACAACATGCTCAGTGCGGTTTCAAGCGCAATGCACGGTATTGTTAGTGCAGTGATGAGCGGTATGTCAAGCGTGGTTAGTAATGTTCGAAGTGGCGTATCAAATGCAGTTAGTGCTGCACGTAGCTTTATCAGTAGCATGATTTCAGTTGGTAAAGATTTAATACAAGGTTTAATCAACGGTATCAAATCAATGGCAAGTCATGTTGCGTCAGTTGCTAGAAACGTAGTAAGTGGTGCAGTGAACGCAGCTAAGAGTGCACTTCATATTGGTTCGCCATCTAAATTATTCCGTCAATATGGTATATGGACTATGGAAGGTTTAGGAATCGGAATCAACAAAGAAGGTAAAAACGTTGTTAGTGGTATGGGCTCAATGGCTACTGATATTACTAAAGCGTTTAACTCACAACTTGCGATACCAGACATTCAAAGCAACTTACAAAAAGCTAACGCTAATTTAAATACGCAAATTAATCACAAACATACATTTGAAACTAATCCGTCTAAGCGTTTAGTTAAAGTTGAGTTTGATTTAAATAACGAGGCTTTAACAGCTATTGTTAATGGCGAATTAGCCAAACAAGATTCTATGTTTACATTTTAGGAGGTCGTTCGATGGATATAGAAATTAAAAAGAAAAATGGAAAAAAATACACATTGGGCGACTTCGGTTTTAAAGTAACCAATGTGAATATAGAAAGTACCGAGCGTGAAACACAATGGGAAACAAAAGAAAATACAAGTGGACGTATTTTATTAAGCAGTCAATATCGTAAACGTAGTATTACGGTTGACTGCTATGTTGTTTCTACAAAGTTAAATGGCAATCCAAGATTACGTGATGAGTTTTACGCTTTAACTAATGATTTAGAACCGTTTTATATTAGAGAATTAAGAAGATCGAGGGATTTAAATTATCGTTTTATTCAACCGCTAGAAGATGACTATCAAGAAATTGATGATTATAACAATCTTGTATTGAATCATGAGCCGTTTAACGATAACTACTATGTAAATGGTAGACAGTATCAAGTTATTTGTTCTGACGTCATTTCTCCAGAAGAAAACAGAAAGAAAATCAACTTTTCACTCAAGTTTGAAACTGCTGAGATACCATTCGCAGAAAGCATTGGGACATCGTTAGATTTAGAAAAACGACCAGATAAAGAACTATGGTCGAATGATATGAATATACCATTTGATGAGAACGATTCTTTAAGAATCTATACTTTTAACGGTCTATATAACAGCGCAGTTTACTATCACGGTAACGTTGCTAACAATCAATCTAACTTATACAAGAAAGTGACGATCATATTGGGTACTGATATTAAAGCCACTGATTCGTTTGTTTTTTCATTAGGAACCAGTGATATTATGACGATCAAAGGTATTAACCTAAAAAAGAACGACAAAATTGTCTATGACGGTACACAAACATATAGGAACGGTGTACCAATTAATAACGAGTCATCAGGAGCACAACCAAAATTTGTACATGGTTGGAACGAATTTGAATTCAATCATTTTGTTAAGTCAGTGCAGTTTGATATGAAATTTTATTACTTATAGAGGTGTTAACATGTCAATTTTAATAAGCCCAATGCGTGGTCGTGGCAAGTACGTTGACACTTCTACGACTATGATTTCAAAACTCGGTGCTGATACAGTATTGAAATTCGATTTGATTGAGAATGAAGATACTTACGATGTTATTAGAGGTATTCGAAAACGTTGGAGTGTATCACGTGTAGAAGGTCCTAAAGACAAGAAAGAATATCTTGTTTTTCTTATCGATAGACAAACACATGGTAAAAATCAACGTGTATCAGTAAGTTGTCGATATAAACCGTTAGATATTATCAAACGTTATAGAGTTTATGAATCAATTGAAGGTAGTTTTACGGCAGAAAAATTCTTGAAGATCATTTTTAAAGATACTGGACTTAAATATAAGATTACTAAGCCTTTAGGTTCATCTCGATTTGAAAGTGCAGGAGAGGGCGAAAGTGTCGAAGAATTAATCAAAAAATTCACTGAACATTTCGATGTTGAATTTGAAATTGAATATGATGATAAAAAAGATGAATATATCTTCGTCTTTGCGCCATATTTAAGCAAAAAAGCAGACTATCATATCGATGATGAAATCAACGCTAATAATATGAAAATAGAGGAAGATAGCGGGGATTTGTACACCTATGCAGTTGGGTATGGCGACTATGACGATGATGAAGGTATAGAAAATCCAGGTTTCATTGTTAAATTCGAACATCCTAACATGAAAGATGTAGGAAGATATGACGCCCCGCCAATTAAGGACGGCAGAATTAAAGATCCCGAATTAATGCAAGATAAGTTAAGAACACTTATCGAATCATCTGTTAAAACGTCAATTAGCCTCGATTTTATTGTTTTAAACGATAGATACCCAAACGCTATAGCCAAAGTATCACAAACAGTACACATAAGGCATGCAATATTAGGCTTAAACGTATTCGTGAGAATTGTAGAGGTTACTTGTGTAAGAGATAAAGATAATGTAATCGTTAGCCAAGATGTTGTTTTAGGCGATTTCAAACGTAGCGATAGATATAGAAAACGTGTTAGTGAGGCAGCGAGTGCCGTCGGTGGTTTAGGTGGTAAAAGTAATTTTGTTAAGAATTATAAAATGACTACCTTAAGATCGAGTGCAGCTATTAGAACGAATCAAAAGTTAATTGATGATATTTCTGTAGCAACCGACGACAAAGATGGTTTAATGTCATCAGAAGATAAAAAGAAATTAGACCAAATCACTAATATTGCATTAAAAGCCAAAAAGTCAGATGGAACCAGTGTTGATTTAACAAAGGCTGAAATTATCGTCGACAAAGACGGTAATTTAAAACTGAAATAGGAGGTTTAACATGAGAAAAACCATATATACCGACCTTGAGACGATTTTCGGTTCGAGATTTGTTCGTGAAAACGAACTGAATTTTATCGCGGTTAGAGATATGTTATTCAATATTGAAGAAATATTGTATAAACACGGTCGTATTGATAAGCAGGCTCATAATTCTGAACAAATTAAATATACTTTGCCAACTGGTCCAAGCGTAAATGTAGGCCAAGAATTAACATACCAAAGCCAACGTATTAGAAACCTTGTGTTAGGTACGTTAGGCAATGGACAACAAGAGGTTAGAGATAGTCGCACGTCTATGGACGGTCAGAATCACAAAATATTATCAGAACGTTTAAGACACGACTTTGCGTCAATTAGCGAAGATACAGAAAAAGTTTTAAACGTATCTGATGACGCAACGCATTTATTTATACCTCCATTCATTCCTAGTGCAGAAAAAGGTGTTAATGAAACGCCTTTATCAAGTGATCCAACAGAAAATCTAAAAGCGTTTTATGATGTATTTGTCGATAATAAGTATTGCTTTAAAAAGTATGTTGGTAAAGACCAATCGAATACTTATAACGTTTATAGCTATACATTCCAACCACAAAATTACAGTAAAACAATTTTAGTTACATCGTGCATTCATGGTAATGAATATAGTGCATTTTATGCATTGAGTCGATTACTAAACTTAATGGTAAACGAATGGCATAAATACCCACATTTAGCCTATCTTCGAAAAAATGTAAGATTGGTAGTTGTACCAATCGTTAATCCATGGGGCTTTGCTAACAATGAACGCGAAAACTCCAATAATGTCGATTTAAACCGTAACTTTGATTATTATTGGGAAAATGGTAGTGGTAAAAGTTCATCAGGTAAAAACTACAAAGGTTCTAAGCCATTTAGTGAAAGAGAAAGCAGAAATATGAAATCATTAGTTGAAAGTTTAGGACGTTTTGCAGGCCATATGGATTGTCACAACATCATTTCACAAGTTAGTGACTATTGTCTGTTTTACCCTAGATTTTCAAACCAACCAAACAACGATATGACGAACCTATTAAGTGATATGTCGAATTATGGTGACTATATTACATGGGGATCAAGTACATTGTCATCGTTCAGCAACTGGGTAGGTATTACTAAAAACATTACTTCTTTCTTACCAGAAGTTTATGAGGGCAGAGCCGGTAAACCACGTTCAGCACCAGAAATGTGGCGTTCTGTGTATTTCCTCGGCAATATATTAACAAAACTTGCGACAATGAGAAGTAACAATGCAGGACGAACTGTGACAGAACCGATAGTTAAATCATTTGTTTATAGTAGTCGTTACAATTCAACAGGTATTAAACCATTCTCATTAGTTGCGAAAGACGGTTATCAACGTATGCTAATGACACAACAACGATTTAAAGTAACTGGAAATGGTTTTGTAGAATTGAATGGTTCAATTACTGTTGAGCTTTCAAAAGATACGACGTTTGGTGTTAATCCGGGAGTTGTACAAAACTATAATCCGTTTAGTGGTAACGGTAAGACAAGAAAACGACAACTATTTAAAGTAGAACACAAATTTAAAGCGGGTGTTCACACCATACCGTTAAATGCGATTGCACCAGTCCAATACTCTACAACTTCGCCAGACGATGTTAAACGTACAAATGAAGTTATGGCGGTTGTTGATGTTATGCGTAAAGAGGGCGTGGCAAAAATTCTTAATATGATATTGAATGTGAAATTTACACCGTCGCACTCACATAACGCAGTACAAATGTTCACATCAACGAAATACGGTAACCAGAAAGAAAGAACATTTGACCAAATTTATCCAGATAAACCAACAGCATTTGATGTAAGAAACGAGATTATTAACAAGAAGTAGGAGGCTAGAAAATGGACGGATTATATAAAGAGGCTTTTATAAAAAGTGTAGATGAACCGTATTTAAGACCGATATCTGATGAGGGTATCGGTTTTTATAATATGGATATCAATACCGCAGTGTTAACGTTTCAAGTATTAAAAAATGATTTTCCGTTAGAAATCAGCTCGGTCAACACTGTAACTTATGCCTATTTCATTTCTGAAAATGGCTCATCAACTGGTCGTGTAAAAGTTGAATATGTTAAACCAATGGACGGTATTATTAGACTTACTTTAGACAATGACTTTTTAAAAGCTGCGACAGACACTTATGTAACTGGTCAGATTTATATCACTGCAGTAGGTCGTAAAGATACAGTCGTTTTAAATGAATTCCGATTCAGAGTTAAAGACGCTTTAATCAATCAAATTGATAGCGATATTAAGATTCGTTATATACGCGAAATTGATGATCTAGTAGATGACTTTAAAGAAAAGATAGCAAATGTATCAAAGAACTTCGAAAGTATTGAAAATGCACAAGCAGAATTTACAGCATTTGTTAATGGTTTAAAAAACAATTTCATTAAACAAGTGAATGACCTTAAACAAGAAATGAATTCATTCTCAGATAAAACACAACAGGATATTACAGATAGATTAAATGTAATAGATACGAAATTGCTAGAGGCTACAGATAAATTAAATATTAAAACAGAGGGTTTAGTGAATAACGATCAATTAATCCGTGAATTGTCTAATTATGTAACAAATAAACAATTTACTGACGAGCTAGGTAAAAAAGCCAATACTAGCGACTTAACTGCTATTTCAAGTGGTTTAGATAAATTGATTCAAGAAAAAGTCGACACGTCAATCGCAAAAATAGCTATGCAACAATTCGCTTTAACCGATAAAGACGGTTATATACCTAAAATTGAAAATCCAGATTTAGAAAAAATGAGTAAAATTGATAAGTCGGGACTTTATTATCTATACAATCCGATTAATTCTCCGGATCCTGACAATCAAAGCGGTTACGCTTTTGTATTAGCACGTAGCTCAACTTACAAAAAAATATTGTTCATGCCATATAATAAGCACAAAATTTATTCACGCAACATGATGGGAACGTCAACAGGTTGGGGCAGTTGGTATGACGCTACAAGTAATATCATGTTGAAATAGGACGTGTATAAAATGAAATATAATATCAATGAAACGCTTAATTTTCTTTTAGTATTAGGATTAGCATTTTATACGTTCATCAGAGGTTTTTTCTTTTTCAAAGAACAAGAAAGTGTATTGAGTGATAGTGATTTTTATTTAGCGTTACACCAAATCATGCCAATTTGGTGTTGGGGAATTATCATCATGATTTTTAGTATCATTCTAGCTATTTCTGTCTACTTCCTACCTAAACAGAAAACAAGTAACAAATACAGTTGGTTCTTATTTATCGGTGGTTTCGGTTGTGCTTTTCTATACTTTTTAATGACAAGCGCAAGTATCTATAATGCGATTAACTGGTTATCAACAATTCAATTCAGTATCTTATCAGCGCTTTGTTTTAGTATTGGCTTTGTCGGAGGTGCTGACATTTATGACAGAAGATAAAAAACACGTTACTTATGAGGAATGGTGGAAGTCACGTGAAAACCTACTTGATCGTATTAATGACGTTGATGAAAAACATACAAATTCAATTAGTGATTTAAAAGAAAAAATTGTTGAAGGTAATATGTATCAGAGGCAAACTTATGAAGTTCAAAAAGAGACAAACGAACAAATTAAAATCATGAATGACACTAACTATAAGCAGTGGGACGCGATCAAAGACATTAATTACACAGTAAAAAAACATGGTAATGATATACAAAAAATTGAAGGTAGTATTTCAGAAAAACAAAAAAATAGTGTGCAAATCACTGTGGCTTTTATTAGTGGTGGATTTGGTGTTTTAATTGCAGCAATTGGTTTAGCACAATATTTATTTTAAGTCGACGCAATGCGTCGGCTTTTTATTTTAGGCGAAAGAAGGTGTTTATATGGCATTGCCTTCAAGTGGTAAACCAACTGCGTCAGATGTAGTTGAATGGGCTAAATGGCTAGCTAAAAATAATAAAGGTGTAAACATCGATGGTCGGCTGGGCTACCAATGTTGGGATCTACCAAACTATATTTTTGAACGGTATTGGGGATTCAGAACATGGGGGAACGCAAATGCAATGGCGAACCGTTCACAGTACCCTAATAGAACATGGAAGATATATCGTAATCATGGTTCATTTGTACCTAAGCCGGGCGATGTTGCGGTTTGGACGTATGGTTGGGCAGGTCATACAGCAATTGTTGTAGGTCCTAGTGACAAAAGTCATTTCCGTTGTGTTGATCAAAACTGGTATAACGCTAACCAGTATTACGGTAGTAAAGCAGCAATCGTTAACCATGATTATGGTGGCCGTGGGGGAAGTCTCTATTTCGTTAGACCTCCATACAAAACAGAACCAGCAGACAAACCAGATAAAAAAGATGATGATGACGACAAGCCATCTAGCAGTGATAAAAATAGTAACAAAAAAGAAAAGAAAGATACTAAAGTAATCACTGTTACTGTTGGAGAAGATCCGGAAGAAATCAACGAACCGGAATTTATTCCACACAGAATTGTTAGAGGTAAATTACGCGGTCACAATCCTAAAGGTGTAACTATTAAGAATGCACAAACAATGTGTAGTGTTCAAGACTTGTACTTCGACAGAAACAAATACGGAGATGAAAAAGAATACCCACATTTTTACATCGATAAGGATCATATTTGGCAACCTCGATTAATGGAGAATATTGTTCCAAGTGATCCAGAAAACATCGTCGTAGAAATAGCTGGAGATTATAGTGATACAAAATCAGATTTTCTGTTAAGTGAGATATACGCACTTGTATTCATCAAAGAACAATTGGACTTTTTCAAGATACCACTTAAAACGTCAACGATAAAAATTGATGGTAGTATGTGGCGTACTATTTTAGAGCACGGCAACTTTGATACTGTTGTAGACGGTTTACCAAGCAAAGCAACGCTTGAGAAAGTAAAAAAAGAGATGTTAAAACTGTATAACGATAGAAAATCACTTATTCAAGATTTATCAAAATCTAAAACAACAAAAACAGTTATAAAAGTTGATAAATCTAGTAGCTCAAGCAGTTCTAGTAATTCAAGTAGCCCAAGTCATAGTAGTACAAAAGCAAAAGTAAAAGTCCATTACAGTAACTATACTTTTGCGCGAGCAGTTAGCATACAGATGACTAAAGCGCCGCAAATTAACTACGGTAACGGTTGGTATAACGCAAGTCGTGCAGCTACTTTGAAAGCTATGAACAGTTTAGAAATATGGAACAGTGGCACTCAAAAATACCAAATGTTGAATCTAGGAAAATACCAAGGCATATCAGTTAGTAAATTGAACAAGATTCTAAAAGGTAAAGGCTCATTAAGCGGTCAAGGTAAAGCCGTAGCAGCAGCATGTAAGAAGTATGATTTGAACGAAGTTTATCTAATGGCACATGCATTTTTAGAAAGTGGAAATGGTACTTCGTATTATGCTAGTGGACGAGCTGGTGTTTATAATTACTTTGGCATTGGTGCATATGATAACAATCCAGATAATGCGATACCATTTGCAAGACGCGAAGGTTGGACGACTCCGGCCAAAGGTATTATGGGCGGCGCTAGATTTGTGCGTCGTGGTTATATTGATCAAGGACAACAAACGTTATACAGAATGCGTTGGAATCCACAAAATCCAGGTAACCATCAATATGCGACTGATGTTCGTTGGGCACAAATACAAGCAAGTATGATTAAGAGTTACTATGATCGCATGGGATTGAAAGGCGAATATTTCTTACGCGATAGATACAAAAAATAGGGCTATGCACTGTGAGTGTGTAGCCCTTAAATTATGATGAAAGAGGTGTTTTGATGGAATTGTACAAAGGTGGAAAAGTAGACGCTAAAATTAATGAACATGGCGTTAATTTAGGTAATATCAACATTAATTTGTATACAATGGATAACTCAACTTCGGTTATTGATATTTACTTAAAAAAGAAAAATCTGTTTAGCGAAGATACCAACTATATTCCTATCAATTTAAATCAAACAACATTTAAACCAATATTACATTTATTCACTCAAGACGGTTCTATATTTTCTAATGAACCGCTAGAGGTTATTAAAGCCGAAGATGGTCACGTTAGATATTTAGTATCTGATTACGTTACACGTCATGTAGGACAAGTTCAATGTAAGCTATTTTTAGTAGATAAAAACAACACAGATGATAGCTCACATGTAGCTGATTTCTTCTTTGCTATTAATGACAGTGGCTTAACACAAGCCGTTGGGAAAGAGATACATGTTGATTTATTAGACGGTATTGTTGAAAAGATAATGAAATCTAATATCGATATGTTTAAAGGCGAAAAAGGAGAAAAAGGCGAACCGGGCAAAGATGGTAAAGACGGTAAAAATGGTATTGATGGCGTTAATGGTATTGACGGTAAACAAGGACCAGCAGGGCCACCTGGTACAGATGGTGTTGACGGTAAATCATTTACTTATGAGGATTTCACACAAGAACAACTTGCTAAACTAATGCCTAAATTACCGGATTTCTCTAAATGGCAAAAATACAAATTAACTAATGATGATGGCACTTTAACACCTCAAAAAGATTTAGATATAAGCGCAATATATAAGTCCGGTAATTACTATTTCACTTCATGTATAAATGGTCCATTTGGTTACACTGGTATAGGTACAGTGATTGCGAATTTTTATTCTAACCTACCAGATAATCCAAATAGTAGCTATGGATCAATCATTTTTATAACTTCAACTAATGATGTATATACAAGATTCAGACAAGGAACAACATGGACGTTATGGCAAAAATTAAATGCTAATTTCAGTGACACTGGTTGGCAAAATTTAACTTTAGCAAATGGCGTAACTGCTTATAGTTCTTCTAGTTTACCGAAATATCGCTTTATTAATGATAGAGGAATGCTTGAATTATCAATCATGGGGGCAGTTAAGAATATAAAAGCTACAAAAACAGTTATCGCGACTTTACCTACTAACGTAGTATCACAACTAAATAGAGATGTACCTTTCCTTCAAAATAGCTCAGCTAAGAACAGTTTAGCTACAACAGCAAGATGGTTTATAAAGAAAGATGGCACTATAGCATTAGACTTTGTGAGTTTTCAGCCTTTAGATATGGCTGAAACTGACTGGTACCCAATCGATATTACTATCAGATTATAGGAGGTAAAAGATGGACGCTAAAACTGTATATTTATCAAACGGAAAACCGTTTTTAGTAATGAAAAATAATGAGAATGAATTCATTTATCCCGACGCAAAATATACCGAAATAGAACCACCTAAAGACTTATATTTCACTGAAGAATACCCACTAAGTTTTAACTTTGATACAAATGAGTGGCATGGTTTATCTGAATTGGAATATTTTGATTTGAAAGCAAGAGAAGAACAACCACAAACCCCTAACGAAACAGATGTGAAAGTATCTAAATTGCAATTACAGTTATCAATGGCAAGTATCGAAAATTCAAAACTTGCGAGTGAATTGCAAGTCAACAAAGAAAAGACAGATAAGCTAGAACAAAACGTCGCAGCATTGTTATTAAAAATGACTGAATTAGAAAAGGTGGCTAAAGTAAATGAATAGATTTAAATATCCAACGTACGAAGATGTTAAATACTTCTATGACAAAGGTTGCTACACTGACGAAGAAATTTTAATTTATTACGAATGCGAAGTTATTACAGCTGAAGAATTTACAAAGCTAACAGGAAAAAACGTAAACGAATTCGAACCAATCTATAACATTTAGTTGTAGGTTGGTTTTTTTAGGAGGTTACACATGATCAGTAACGTATTAAATCTAAACCAATCAAGTGACGGTAATCGTATCAAACAGGGCGACCTATCACATATGACATACATCTTAACTGACGCTAATAGTGACGATTTAAACCTTAACGAAAAACCTGCAAAAGTTTATTTAACTGATGGAACAGGTGTCAAATACATCTACGATACGACAGTTAAGCAATCAGACAATGCCTATGTGTGCGATGTAGTGATTAATCAAATTATACCGGCAGGCACGTATACATTAGAAATATGGGTCGATAATCGCTATGTATTCCCGTCTGATACTAAAACAAAAATTCAAGTGACTGAAAGTGTCATTGGTCGTCAGATAGTTAATGTAGAAACGCATAATTTGTGGGATGACATTTTAGCATATGGCATAAAAAACGGCATGATTAAACAAGACAGTGGTTCTGACTTCGTTATAGGTAATCAACCACCTACTGATAAAAATAAAATTTGGATAGATACGGGAGTGACTAAATAATGGCAGGTATGACAAATGGCGTTTTAAAATTTTATGATGAGAAAACAGAAAATTGGGTAGTAGTTGAAACAGAGCCAATCGCAGAGAAAGTCGTAGAAATTATGCGTGATGATTGGTTATCACATAAAGGACAACTTGAATGTTGGTTGTTGAAATATACAACTGAAGATGACGAAAATGTACCCGAACCAATCTATGTAGCTTTGCTTGTCGATAGTGAATCAGTTAAAAACTATGACAGAGATACATTAGAATATTTCTTTAAGGATTATATTAATAATTTATCAAACAAGAAAAATTTCAAACTCAATAGCTTTATTAAGGAAATGGAAGATACGAAAGTGGTTCTACCACAACAATTTAATGTAGAAATCAATATGCACATTAACGACCCGGAAATGACAATGCTTTTAAAAGAACATAATAATATCACTGATAACTCAACTGTTACTGATGTGTTAATAAATAACACAGGTTCACTCACTGCAAGCTACATTTACAACGGTCATGCAATTCCAGAAAAGCAATACACATTCAAAGCTAACCTTTAAGGTTGGCTTTTTATTTTACTCAAAAAGGAGACAGATCAATGGATACAGGAACAATTGTAAGAACAATTTTATTAATTATGGCATGGGTTAACCAAATCTTAGCCATCAAACATATTTCACCCATTCCAGTCGATGAAGTGACTATTAGTACCTTAATTACAGGAATCGTTTCTTTAGTGGCGTGGTGGAAGAATAACAACTTTACACATGCAGCTAAAAAAGGCCAACAAAAAATACATGAAGTTAAAACGGGTGTTGACTCCACAGGCGCAGCACCACAAATGAATGGGGATGAATTGTAATGACATCAATTAGAACTTATCAGCAAGCTATTAGTTACTTAAAATCAATGGAAGGGCATGCCTATAATCCTGATCATGCATATGGTTTTCAGTGCGTAGACGCTGCAAATCAATACTGGTTATATTTATTCAACCATACATTAAAAGGTGTAGGAGCAGCAGATATACCAACATGGAACAACTTTACAAATGAGGCTACAGTTTATGAAAATACCCAATCATTTCAAGCGTTGCCAGGCGATGTAGTTATTTTTAATCGCAATTATGGAGATGGATATGGTCATGTAGGTATTGTTATCAGTGCGACTTTAAATTCAATCACTATATTAGAACAAAACTGGTTGGGTGGCGCTTACTGGACGCCACCAGAAGTAACGACACGACGAACACATGGTTACGACTTCCCTATGTGGTTCATACGTCCATTCTATGCAAAAGAAACAGTTAAGAATAAAGCGAAAAGTAAAGTAACACAAGTTAAAAAAGCGAAAGTTAGTAAAGGAAAGAAAATATTGCTTGTAGCAGGGCACGGAAAAGGAGCATATTCAAATGATCCTGGTGCCGTTGCAAATGGATATAATGAACGTGATTTCAACCGTAAAAACATCATACCAAGAGTTAAAAGGTATCTTGAGAGTGTAGGTAATACTGTTGTTTTATATGGTGGTTCATCTATGAATCAAGATTTATATCAAGATACGTTATACGGTCAAAGAGTAGGTAACTATTCTGATTACGGTTTATATTGGGTTAAGAATAATGTTAAGCCCGACATCATTGTAGAATTTCATTTAGACGCTGCAAGTCCACAAGCAAGTGGTGGTCATGTAATTATTAGCGATAGATATCCTGCAGATGATGTAGACAAAGCCTTATCTAGTGCGTTAGGTAAAACAGTCGGTAAAATCAGAGGTGTTACACCTAGAAATGATTTACTGAACGCTAATGTTACAGGTCAACTCAATTTAAACTATAGATTAATCGAGTTAGGTTTCATAACAAGTAAAAAAGATATGGATTATATCACTACACACCTAGATAGTTTTACAAAACGTATTGCAGAGGCTATTAATGGCAGACAAATCAACGCGCCTAAAAGTAAACCTTCTGATGACAAAAACACATGGAATTGGAAAGGTAAATTCACTGCAGACAGAACAATTAAAGTTAGAAAATCGCCAGGTTTAAACGGCACAGTTGTAGAATCGAATTCATGGTTATATGATGATGATTATGTACCATTCGATCAATTAATTAAAAAAGATGGTTATTGGTGGATTAGATTTAAATATGTACAACCTGGTTCAAGTAATAAAGATTTTTATTGTGCAGTTTGCAAGATTACTGATAAAGAACAAAAAATAAAAAAAGAGAAGTATTGGGGTTCCATTAAGTGGAAATAATGTGTTATATTATACATGGATTTCAATCCAGTTTAGTTATAAGATGTTTTAGATAGTTACTTTTTTCTCTATTCAGAGGTAGTCGTGGGGACTACCTCTTTTTTTGTGTAAAAAATAGTAATGTGGTTTCGTTAAGTGGAAATAATATGTTATGCTATTTATGGATTTCAATCCAGTTTAGTTATAAGATATTTTATATTCATATTTTTTCTCTTTTTAGGGCAGCCCTTTCGGCTGTCCTATTTTTTTGTTAAAATGTAAATGGGTATCAACAAGTCCTTTGGATTTCGCTTGGGAGACACTTGCAAGGGGTAGTCCTAGTGACTGCCCTGTTTTTTTGTGTTATGATGTACATTACATGCTATAAAATTATCAATGCTGTTTTAAATTCATGAATTGTTATGTTCCTAATAACCACCTATGCATGTCACTGGGTGGTATTATTATGTTACAATATGAGAACATGCATCAAAATTATGAAACGACAGAAATTTCAAAAACTGAAAAATCCATCTAACCGTCTATGCATGCCACTGGACGGTTTTTTTATTTGACTTTATATAAAACAATGTGTATTATTATAGTTAGAAAGAGATGTGTATGTTTGCTGACAATTAATGTATAACTTGATACGTTATTATCAGTTTTTGTAGGGCGGTCTTAAAGATCGTCCTCTTTTATTTTAATAAACTTTTTAATTAGAGAGACTAAGAATAATCATTACATAGTATTATCCATTACACATGATATTGGTGTGTTATTTTCTAGTAGATTTTTAGTAATTTACTAGCTTTGTGACTGACATGAATGTCACTCGCAAATATGGTATAATAAAATAGAAATTGCGGTACATATCTGCGGAGTGTACTTGAGGTAACTGTTGCGACGGTTGCCTTATTTTTATGTGAAAACATCTAATAAATTTACAAAAAGCATAAAAAGTAGTATATAATAAAATTAAAGGAGGGAGATCATTATGCCAAAACTAATTAAAATATTAAAACAAGCATATTTGATTTCTGGGGATTTGAATGCGGCAATAGGCAAAGAAAAAATTCGTCGCCATAGAGAATTTATAGAATCTAAAACAGACTCAGTAGAACTTAATAATGATTGGTATGTTATAGGTGAAGATATTAATAAATCAATGACTAATTTCAGTAAAAGAGAATTGATGTATAATGGAAGATAATAAAATAGAAGAAGTGACGCACGAAGAAGACGCAGAAGTATTAAAAAGATTGGTGGATGAAGCTGATCCAGAAGAACGCGAAGTCATTATGCGTAAGCTATCTATAACTAAAAGTGGGCCATTGCCGGATGCTAAGGAATTCAACGAGTACGAGAAAGCTTTACCTGGTGCAGGTGATAGAATTTTAAAAATGGCTGAAAACGAACAAGAAAATCGAATTGAACTAACAAAAAGCGAACAAGAAAAATATTATGAAAGTAACGATAAGTTAACAATTATCGGAGTTATTTGTAGTACAATAGTTTCCGCGTTTGGCATTACAGGTTCAGTAATTTTAGGTATTGTAGGCCAACCTTGGGCTTCAGGTATAATTGGAACGCTATCATTGGGTAGTATAGTTGCTAACATATTAAAGGCAACCTCTCATAAGTCTGAATAAGCAATCGTATCTTAACTGGTACGGTTATTTTTATGCTATAATATACTTAACGATAACGCCTTGCATTAAAATTAAGATACTATATTCTACTAGCCACGTTCTTTATGAGCGTGGCTTTTTATTCTTAAAAATGTTAGCATTGTTATTGGAACTACTTAGTTCCACCTTCCAAAAATAGATCTTTCTAATATTTTGTCCGCGTTCTTTATTGAGGGCGGATTTTTTTAGGGACTCGGGTCCCTAAAAAGTCCCTAAAAATTGGTTTTATATGGTGTGTTATTAATAGACAAAATAAAAAGAACCCCGTCGTTATGGGATTCTTAATTTTAAAAAGTGTTTAATTTTT